GAACTAAGGGCAGTAAACCATTCCGTAAACAGCGGAGGAGCAGGGGAAGTTACGGGACCAACGAACGGTTCCTTGCCTTTGATATAGCGGGCTACTGCTTGGTCAGGGACAAGATGCAACAACTCTTGTTTGATGATTTCGGGAATCTGAAGATACTGTATTGCCTGATGACAACCAACAGCCGCAGGTTCACCATTTCCGAACTCAGTATAACAATAATCCCATTCCAGCATCAATCTAAACAGTTCATGCGCTGTGCGCGCATCCAACTGAGGATGAATCTTCCGCTTATCAATCATCACATCATAATCAAACCAGTCAATGCCACTATAGACAATAATGCCGATAGACCCCATGTCAACTGGTTTGGTAATAAATGTTCTGTATCCTGCGTTGACAGTAGACCCGTCAACAACTAGTGGCAAACCATCGCGGTCCGTCATCTTTCCATGAGTGGCAAACTCAAACGGCACATAAGTATATTCGCCGTTATTCAAGCAGTACGCAAACTCGCCAGTTGTATGACCCTCGGATGGTATGGCCTGAAGAAATCTGTAGGCATGACAGCAGTAATCAGATGTGACAATGTAGTCCCACTCTGCATCAGTAAATGGTTCGCCAGTATTCCTATTTATCCACCATGCATACTTGAAGGTGTCACTTCTAGAATCGTAACAATCTCCGATAGCGGCAAACTTTCCGCGAATACGACTATTGTAGGATGTTTGTATCCAGCGTCCACCAAATAGTTTAGTGCAGAATGCTACGCCAACTTCTTCAATCTCGTTGCCGTACTCATCTTGCGTGTCGTTGTCGTTGATGACAACTACACGCTGGACAATGTTGTTCTCGTCTAGTTCTGCAAAGTGTGCCATTATGCCGCGTACCTTATGATTACGATTCCCGAACCACCAGCACCACCGTTACCAGTGCCACCGTTACCACCGCCGCCGCCACCAGTATTTGCTGTTCCGTTTGGGGCAGTAGATGAAACAACGCCGTTTCCTCCGCCGCCCAGACCGCCAGTTCCATTGGAGGCAGTCCTAGCGTCATTGGTGTTTGCTCCACAGACACCGCCGCCGCCGCCAGCATAATATGTGGCAGTACCAGAAATAGAACTGGAAACTCCAACTCCACCATTTCCGCCAGCACCACCAGTTGAACCAGATGCATTTCCACCATTAGACCCAACGGCACCAGCACCGCCACCGCCGCCCGCGCCGCCCAATGGTCCGTCGTTACCTTTGACTTCCGCCAATGATGTTCCACCACTACCACCAGCATATCCTTGACCGCTAGTGCCAGTTCCTCCCGCTTGAACCCCAGCCCCGAGCCATGCTTCACCACCACCACCACCACCAGAACCGCCATTACCAGCGGCCGATAATGGCGTGCCACCTCCGCCTCCGCCCGTGCAACTGATAGTGGTCAAACCAGAACCAGCGATAGACGAATCGGAACCATTTGCTCCAGTTGTTTCATTAGTGGAGTTTGCGGCGGCACCAGCACCAACAGTAATAGTATATGTAGTTGTAGTTGGCGAGAATGTTCCACTCTTTAGACCGCCCGCACCAGCACCAGCGGGCGAGGATAATGAGTTCTGCCATTTGCCGCCCGCACCACCGCCAGCAACAACCAAATACTCAAAGGTAGTGCCATTAGGAATGGAAGAAACAACCAGAGAACCGCTACCAGTGAAAGTATGTACCTTGTAGCCGCTAATGGTTGTTTCTGTTCCACCACTAGCAACAATACCAGAACCGCCACCAGTCCAACCCAAACCACGAGCACCACCAGCAGAAGAAATAATCGGCATACTAGAACCTAGGCAAACTTAGTGAAACTAGCGAATACAGTATAAGTCGGCGTAGCCGCAGTCTTGACAATAACGAAAGTATACAAATCCACAGAAGACGCATTACCCGCCGCAGGAGCAGAACCATTCTGCCACTTCGGGGTGACGCTAGTGCCATCAATCTGGAAAGCCGTAGCACGATATGCGGTTGCACCGTTTGTCACAGCAAACGAAACAGTAACCGAATCATTTGTCTCCAACACTGAAGCCAAAGTTGTCGTACTGGAACCACGGAAGTTGAAAGTCCAGTTTGCGCTAGCGTTGCTGGTGTAGTAAACGACAGATGTCGTTGAGACATCCACATTGACCGTACCCGTAGCGGCAGTAGCAGAAACAGTCCACCGTTCCTCGGGGGAAATCAGAACAGGTGCCGACTGGAAACGCAACTTGTAGTCAAGGCTAGTTGTTACGGCAGAACCGTCAACACCAACCTTGGCTTCCAAAGCCTCAATAGCGTCGTTCGCATTGGCGTGTTGCGCCGAATGCGACGGACTATTCAGCGAATCTGTGGATGCTGGGTTTGTCAGCGCATCCAGTGAAGCGGGAAAGTTAGTAGCCATTGATTAGTCCAGCGTCAAAGTAAGGCTAGTGATTTGGAAAGTGTCGCCAGCGGTCACGCTGGCGGACGAACTAAGGGCACCAGTCCACAAACAGTTGCCAGCAGTGCTGGCATCCCAAGCCGACCAATGCGTATAGGTTTCCGTGTTGGACACATTCGTCCAAGTCACAGCCGCCGAACTGGCCATAGAACCACTAGCGGCAGTGGAGAAGGTGACCTGCTGACGGCTGGTGTTGGAGGCGGCGTTAGCCGTGCCATCCTCCCCAGCGTCACCAGTGTGCAACTTCAGGTACACAGCAGCAATAGACAGCGACTGAGCACGCAGGGTGTCCAGCAACTTGTTCTCCAAATAGTTAGAAATGCTCATTCGTCGTCCTCGGTTTCGTCAACAACTTCTACAAATGGGGTTTGCGTTCGTTTGCGCGGAGCGCAGAACGGACACCTGCCCATGCTAGCAGGGTACTCGTCCCCGCAAACATAACAGTCTACCGTCCTACCAGACATAAACTACACGGCCTTGGGCCGCTTAGACTGGTGTTCGGCAATATTGAGAATCAGAGCGTCCAACTCCTCATCGCTGAGTTCTGCCGCCTTGGAACCAGTATTGATAACCGTTGTGGGCGGCAACAAGCGATTCGTCGCCTGTAGGTACAGTTGAGCCGCTTTGTTGTCCCCACCTAGGGCTTTGGCATATAGTGCGTCTAGTAGTTTCTGGGTGCGTTCTGGGGACCCTTGGATTTCGCTGACTCGGCGGTCCCATTCGCCCTTGAAGGTAGGCTTCTTCTCCCACCTCCGTAGGGTGGTGGGGTCAACTCCGACCTGTTTGGCGAATGCCTGTTGGGTTGGGGGGATGCGTTCGGACGCTGGGGTCACCAACCACTCTAGGTATTGTTCTTGTCGCGCGTCCAGTAGGGGGGTGTTGTCCGCGCTGATTTCACTGGTCATACTAATGGGTTGGGCGTTCGTTTTCGGAAACGAACGCGGGGGGAGATAATAGAGGGGGGTTTCTGTATTATAGTAGTACCATGACATGGAACGCTAGTGACATGGCATGGTACCATATACTATAGTGCGTGGACAGCAGGAAAGAAGGTACTGGTTATGGCCAGTAAGAAGACCAAGAAGCAGACCGCGGCCGTGAAGACGGCCTCAAAGAAGGTTCCCAAGGGGTACCATCGTATGCCGAATGGCAAACTAATGGAGGGTGCCAAGCATGAGAAGCGCGAGTCGGCGGCTGAACGCCGCCGTGAGTATGGCCGAAAGTCACGCTAGTGGGGTATACTAATCCCAGTTTGCGGAAACGGATTGTTTCTCAGGTCAAGGCTGGTTCCAAGGGTGGGAAACCAAACCAGTGGTCTGCTCGCAAGGCTCAACTGGTGGCTCAGAAGTATGAAGCCGCAGGTGGGGGATATACGGGGTCCAAGACATCTAAACAGAAATCTTTGTCCAAATGGACGAAAGAGGAGTGGGGTACCAAGTCAGGCAAACCGTCTACGCAAGGACCTAAGGCTACGGGTGAACGGTATCTGCCGAAGAAAGCCATCCAGTCCTTGACCCCCAGCCAATACAAGGCTACCAGCGATAAGAAGCGTCAAGGCATGAAGCGTGGACAGCAGTTCGTATCAAATACGCCCGCCGCCAAAGCGGCAGGTCGTCGCGCCAGAGGAGTAAAGTAATGGCAACCTCTAGGGACCCAAGACTAACTAGGGCGGGGGTCACAGGCTACAATAAGCCGAAACGGACACCCAATCACCCCAAGAAATCCCATGTGGTGGTCGCCAAGCAAGGCGACCAAATCAAGACCATCCGTTTCGGAGAACAGGGTGCGGTGACGGCAGGACGACCCAAGGCTGGGGAGTCTGCCAAGATGACAGCGAAGCGCAAATCGTTCAAGGCACGCCATGGCAAGAACATTGCCAAAGGAAAGATGTCAGCCGCCTACTGGGCAGACAAAGTAAAGTGGTAACAATCTAGTATCCTATCAGGATGTTTCATGTGAAACACTAGGGGCATGTGACCACGGTCACACACAATAACATCTGGTATCCCCCCAAACCGTACAAATAACGCCACGGCTCTCGACTATAGGATTCCCATAGGCGCGCATGCCCGTGCCCCCCCATGCGTACCCCCCCGTGCTTGCGCGCGTGTTACGGTTCGCGCCATCGGCCCTGCCTGCCCCCAGTTTCGGGGCATAGGACCAACCGTCCCAACAGGTGCTTGACAGCGGTGCTATTCGGGCGCGCGTGCGTGACCGCTCCCGTGTGTCATGTGTGTGCGTCGTATGCACTGCCGCGTGTTTCCGAGGCGGAGAACAGCGCGGAAAGGCTCGGGGCAGTGAGGGACTTGACATCGGGTCGGACCGTCCCTTACAGTGTGGGACATCTAGCGACGGCACCGACCGAACCACGGTAGGGCCGACGGGAGCAACCGAGAGAACCGCACAGCCAGTGCGAATCTCGGAAACAGCCGCTAGCGATTCCAGTGTCCGACGGGGTGACCCGTTCGGGTAGCGATTGGAACGAACGCCACAGCACGAGGTGGCCTTGAGCGTGAGGGTGACCGAATCCCTCCCTACGGGAGAAAGTGTGAACTTCCGTAGTGCGACAGGCTACGACCTTTCGGTGAGCGTTGCCGTGAAACACACAGTAGCCCGACTTCGTCGGTAGACTCTAGTGCGATTCGGCCAAGGTCCTACGGGGTGGTGCTCGCCTCGTGGACAATATGCAGAGCACCCTGAGCCTTGTGTCCGCGACGACTTCGTCGTAGGCAAGGGTCGGGCCAAGGGTACCCTAGAACCTCGCCGAACATGGTGACGGTTCGCGGTCCGCCAACACGAGCGACAGCCACATGATTCTACGAATCCCGCATCGCTGTAGTTGAGACGGCATCGCTTGGTCTGATTCACGCCACGACAAGGTCGTCAGGTCAGCGTACAGGCAGTACGACACCCAGCCACCTTTGGTGGACGGTGAGACGGGTCCGATTCCCGTCCTGACCGCTATTCGCAATAGCGAATAATCCCAACACAACACAGGAGGTATCCAGTGAAACTGGAAGACATCAATCCGAATACGGGCCACCCCTTCAGGGTGTCCACGGACAAGAAACTCGGCAACTGGCAACTCGTGGACATCTACGATGACGAGGCATTCATGGCGGTTCGCATGGTGCTTCACCATGGGACTCGGATGGGCGAATGGTTCCGCTTGGACGGAGACGAAACCTTTGGTTTCGCTCCGACCAGCACTGGCTGGGGTTCGGTTTCCGACCAGCAGGGCATGAATCGCATCCTGCAGGGGACGGGCTGGAAGTTCCTTCGGAACGGTGGCGTTGCTCGCTACGAGCACTGCGACGGTGTTCGTCGGTTCCCCCACTGACCTACGGTCAATCTCAGGGCTTGACATGGTTGTCACGATGCCATACGATGGTGTCGTCACGGTCCGATTCCGTGAAGTCCACTGCCACCACAATAGTGGTGGTTTCCCAACACACCAAGGAGGTCTCCCTATGGGAGCAACCAAAGCAGGATGGGTGCACGCCGTTCGGCGGTACCCCGATGGAACCGTTCGGGTCCTACGGTCTGAAGACCGTAACACCGAGCGGAACGAGGTGGACCTAATGGTCCTGACTCGGACCGACATTCGTCGGACTTGCGCTCACCTCGGGCTGAGCGGTGCGGCTGAGCGTACGAATCAGGAGATGGTCTACGACATTCGTCGTTGGGCCAACGAATGGTTCGGTGCCACGGCATCGGGCGGTGACTATGTCACCGTCGGTCGGTTCGTTGGATGGGGCACACTGACCCCGAACGCCGAGCCTACGGCTACTGTGGTCCCTGAGCCTGTCGTGGTGGCACCGTCACCTACGGTGTCGTCGTCGTCGTCGTCGCTGGATGGTGTCATCGCTGACATCGTTCGCACCGTGGTGGACCAGCGTCTCGCCACATGGGAACCGCTGGATGCGGGCAAGATTGGCGACATCGTCACCGCCAAGGTCAATGACCTTGTGTCACGGCCCGTCGTCACTAATGTGACGGTCGGTCAGAATCCGACGGTCACCCTGCAGGGCAGGGAGCACTTCCAGTTGCAGGATGTTCTCGCTCACATCGCATGTGGCGACGAACTGTACCTGTGGGGTGGTGCTGGTGCAGGCAAGACCACCACGGTCAAGCGGTGCGCCGAGATTCTATCTCGGCGGTTTGAGTTGGTCACCTTCTCGTCTCAGACTACCGAGGCCAAACTCGTCGGGTTCCGCGATGCCACTGGAGAAGTGCGCACGACACCTTTGGTGGATGCGCTTCTCAACGGTGGGGTCGTGCTGTTTGACGAGTTTGACTCGTGCCCACCTTCGGTGGCTGTGACCATCAACTCGGTGTCCGCTAATCGGGTGGTGTCCACCCCTGCTGGAACCTTTGACCTGCACCCCGACACGGTGCTGGTCTTCTCGGGAAACACCGCGCTAGACGGTGCGACCACGGCCTATAACGGCCGACAGGCCGCAGACTTCAGCACCAAGGACCGCATGTCGGTCGTACAGTTCCTGTACGACTTGGAACTGGAGCGTGACCTTACGGTGCAGGCTATTGGCGGTGACAGTGGTCGGGCCGACCAGTGGTTGCGCATCGTCAGGGCATGTCGTGCTAATGCCGAGGCCCTCGGCGGTGCCACTAGTGCCCGCATCGCGGTGACCCCTCGGGCCGCTATTGGCGGAGCCAAGTTGCTCCGTCAGGGAATGTCGCTACAGTATGTGGCGAATGCTCGTATCCGCAAGGGAATGGACGCTCGGACTTGGGACCAAGTCCGCAACGGCATCCCCGAACTGGCCTCCTGAAAGGAGATTCACAATGATAGTCAACGCAATCAAGCGCGGTAAGCAGGTGGTGTTCCCCACCCTCGCGGACATGCTGTCCACGATGGACGGGAAGACCCCTGCTTACAGGGACAACGGTCTTCGTGACTGGCATGGCACCGACAACCTGCAGGAGGCGGTGAACCTAGCCCGCGAGGGATGGACCCACGGTCGTAAGACCGTGGAAGACATCCTCGGTCGGCTGGAGTCGTCGCTCCAGCAGGTGGCGCAGGACATGGTCATGGAAACTACGCACGATGTAGTCGGTGCGTACCCCGACATGGGACGGTTCATGGAAGGCGAGCCTGAGTGCATGGTGCAGTTCCTGCCCGAGACCGACACCACTAGTGGTCAGGTCACGCGGTTGCTTATTGACAACGGTGCTTGTGCCAAGTATTCAGCCGACTGGATGACCCGTCGTGCTGGTGCTGTCACCGCACTAGTGCAGGCCCTGACCATGGTCGGCAAGTCGGTGGAAGTGTGGGTCGCGTCACCCGTGGAGATTGGTGGCAAGATTCACGACACGGTGGTGTGTGTGCACCAAGCAGGCCAGCCCCTTAGTGTGGACGCTATTGCGTTCTGCTTGGGACATCCCGCGATGCTTCGCCGCATGATGTTTGAGTGTCGGGCTGACCGCACGATGGGCCATGCTAGTGGGATGGGTGGTACCTACGGTAAGCATCTCCCCGAGACACTGGAGTATGTGCAACCGCACATCGTCATCCAGCGTGCAGAGAACGAACCGAAGACGGTTCCCGACCCTGCTGACAGGCCACTGGAGTGGGTGCGGTTCCAACTGCAGAAGTTGGGCCTGCTCCCCGAGTGAGCATGGTGGTGGGCACCCAGTTGGGAGGGTGCCCACCACCGCTTGTGGTTGGTCCGACTTGACAAGGGTCGGATGATGCTAGTAATGTTCAGTCAAACACAACTGCCAAGGAGGCAATAATGAGTAAGCAAACGGTGGGGATTCTGGTCCCCTCGGACGACAGCATGCCAAGCATGCCTGTTCAGGTGAGCGGTTACGAATCGGTGCGCGACTTCGTCGGTGGCATGATTGATGTGGTGCGCACGACTGTGTCGGCGCATGATATTGGTGCCAAGGATGGCGAGGACAACGAGCGGTTCACGGCGGTGGGCTATGTGCACGACGAGGGTCTGCTGATTGGACTGCCCTTGAACGCTAGGGCCTCGGTGATATTCGGCCGTGAACTGGTGGGTGATGTGCTGATTGTCAACGCCGAGAACACCAATGGTGTGTGCGATGGTGACAACTACGATGTTCCCGAGTGGTTCGTGGAGCGCATGAGTGACGGTTCACTGGAGCGCACCATCACGATTGGTCGGTCCATTAGTCAGACCGTCGTGGATGCGATGGCGCACTGTGTCAGGGCTGGCATCTATACCGAGCAAGAGGTGGCAGTGGTTGTCGCGGCTATGGAAGACGCTATTCATGGCCGTGGAACCGACGAGGACCGCGAGATGGTGGAACTGTTCCTGATGTCTTGCGTGAAGTATCACATGATGCACGAACTAGGCGTGGACTTGGACATGGTGAACATCGTGGAAGATGTTGCACGCAACGGCATCTCTGATGACGAGTTGGAGAAGTTTCTACAAGAGGAAGGAGAGTGACATGCGTATCAACGCGATGCATAAGAATGCAGTGCTTGGCACACTGATTGAGGTATCATCCGAGTGGGACCCGTCCCACCCTAGGTTCGTGCAGGTGGTCATCCGTGATGATGACCCGTTTGAGCCTACCATTGTGCCCCTGATGGTGCGCAATGGTGATGATGCACTGTTGCTGATTGACCGTAAGGTTATCGTTCACGAGGGGTTCATCTATGGCATCCACTAATAGCAAGAGCGTAGCCCACGCTCCCTCTATCAAGAGGGAGCGTGAGTACCCACCGTCGCTGTGGGCTTGTCCGAAGTGTGACACTAGGGTGCGCACGCATGTCATCACATTCGTGGTAGAATGTCGGCATCGGTCGCATGCCCCGAAAGGGATTCTCATGGAGGTGGTTGAATGACCAGCGAACTGGTTACTTGTGGCGTGGTTGGTCACGGTGACGACTGCTTGTGTGATGTGGTGGTCACATCCCCTACCCCTATTGGGGTGGGGGATGCGGTGCGTGATATGTGGATGGGTGAACAGTTGTGCGAGTACCGCGACTATCCGTCCGAGGATGGGTGGACGGACGATGCGATACTGGGTTATCTGACTGAGGTCACTAGATTGCATGATGCTTGGGTGGAGAACAATGGTGTGTGCAACTACTATAGCACTAGCACCTTGGATGGTTCCGCCTTGGCCCGTGATGGCAAAGCCCTGAAGATGGTGCGCACCTTGGTGCGCAATCGTTTGGCTGAACCTAGTTGCCCCACTATTGATGTGGTGTTGGGGGAGTTTGGTTTCACGGCCGAGCACTTCACTTCGGCTGTGTCAGGATGCAAGTGGACAATGGACATGCAGACGCTAGTGGAGTTTGAGCGTGTGCTCCGTGACCCCGAGCACAGGCCAACATTCTCGTGGCTGTCTCAACGGTTCGGCCTGAGTGACGAATCCACCTACAGTTTGTGTTCCTATTGGAACTACAAGTCCCCTCGTGGGAACAGGAACAAGTGTTCGTTGGAGCGTGAGCGTTTCAATACAATGCTTTCCAGCGATATGTCTATCGTTGACATTGTCAACGCCATGAAGAAAGAGTTTGGGTTGAACTACACTACGGGTGCCGTGCGCCGTGCACGGTACCGTCTACGGAAGGGAGGCAAGTGACATGCTGTTACTATCCATAGCGTATGCTATTCTGTTCGGGGGATTGGCGTGGGGGATTATGGTTGACCCTTACACTGATGAGAACGGTGATGGCCGTGAGTGGGAACTGTTGGACAGGTACTTGGAGAGAAGGAGAAACCGATGAGGTTTGACCCAGAAACTAATAGGGTTCTGGTCCGTCAGTCGTGGCTGGGGGATGCGCTGATGTGCCCTCAGCGTGCGAAGTATGCGCTCAGCATGCCAAGCATGCGTCGCGGTTCTGATGCTACTGCTATTGGCACGGGGTTGCATTCTGTTATTGAGCAGGTGCTTCGTGGTGATGTGCTGGAGTTGGAGCACATGAAGTCCAATGCTCGGTTGTTTGTCGCCAAGGAACTGGAGAAAGATGTCAAGCGAACTGGTTTGTCTGATGATGTTGATGAGATGAACCAATGCGTGGACAGCATGTGTCAGGCTTGGTGGGATAACATCCGTCCGTCCGTAGCCATGGGCGGTCTTATTGAATACAGGTTCGTGGCCCCTCTTGGTGTCCACGCTTTCAATGGTAATGAGATATGGCTTGAAGGGACAATGGATTATGTTGCACCTGATGGTACTATATGGGATTGGAAGACTTCTAGCCGCACTTATTATGCGAAGGAGAAACAGTCCCAGTCACACCAAGCGACCTGCTATATAACCGCAGGTAGAACGCTAGATTTGATTCCGAATACTGATGAGCCTAGTGTCTTCAGGTTCGGAGTAATGGTCCGTCAATCTACGCCAAAGGCGCAGATTGTATCGGTATCCCGTGGCCCTGAGCAGGTGCAGTGGTTCGCCCGTCAGGTGAAGTCAGTTGTGGATTCAGCAATGCGGTCATGGGGTGATTCCGACTGGCCGATGAATGACCAACACAACCTGTGCTCATCTAAGTGGTGTGACTATTGGAACATCTGCAAGGGTGCGCACTGGACAGAGGCATCACTCAGTTTGCCTTCGCAGACTGTGAACATTGCCGTCACTACCGACCCCACCGTGTGATATGGTGTGGTCACCGCAAGCAACAACAATCAGACCTAGGAGGGTCAATGATTAGCAAGGATGAGTCAATCATCACGCAGGTCGTGGCAAAGATTGCCAGCGAACTGACGACAGTGACACAGACGGATGGCACCGCCGAAGGCGTGCAGTCCGCTTACCTCAGCCACTTTGACTTTGTGCGTGAGGTTGTCTTCAGCGCACACAGCATCAGTGCTACTGCCACTCAGCCCACTACCGTGGAGCAGAACATCATGTCAGCGTTCGGCGGTCAGGTCACCGATGTGACCCCGTCGTCGGGCGGTTTGGAGGTTGTGGGCGCACAGCACGGTCCCATCCCTGCATGGTTGTCGGATGCTTGCGCCAAGGCTGGTTGCCGTAAGGTGTACGACAATCGTGACACCGCTAATGCGGAGAACCGTCGCCCCCTGTTCAAGGCGGCCGACGGTACCACCGATAGCAAGGGCAAGCCCATGGCGTTCTGGGCACCGAGTCCTCGGCGGTAACAACTAGTGGATGACGCGACGCTTGCACAGCGTTGGTCTGCACTCGGGCGGGGGGAATCAATCTCCCCGCCCGAACTGCAACTAGCGCACTCTTTCTATAGGCCGTTGACCGAAGCAGTCAACGAGTTCGTGCACTGGGCGCAGACACCCGAGGAACGAGTTTACTTGGGGTTTGACCAACTGGACCAGCAGATGCGCGGTATCGCACCCGCGGAGATGCTACTCATCAACGGCTATAGCCACAGTGGTAAGACCATGTTCCTGCTCAGTGTCCTAGCGAACAATAGTCATATGCCCGTAGTCTACTTCTGTCCCGATGAACCGCGCACCTTGACTCTGGTCAAGTTGGCGTGCGTTGCTAATGGGATTGATGCCAATGAACTTGAGATGGGCGTTGCCAATAACGACCCTCGGGCTATTGATATTCTTCGTGACACAGCAACCACTAGGTTCCCGAACCTTGCAGTGTTTGACCAGCCGATGACCCTTAGTGACATGGAGCGCGCCATGGGTGAGGTGGCTGACCTGTTCGGTAAGCCTGCACTGATGGTGTTTGACTACTTGGAACTGTTGCAAGGTGGCGGTGAAGATGTGCCATCCAAGGCAAACACTATCAAGGCGTTCGGCAAACGGCACGGTGTACCGCTGATTGTCCTGCACCAGTCGTCACGCACCAGCGGTGCGGACGGACGGAAGCAGACCATTAGTTCAGGTGCGTATGGTGGTGAACAGCAGGCATCACACATCATTGGTGTGCGACGCAAGAAGTTTGAGATTCAATCACAGATTCAGGAGATTGATGAGAAACTTGCTAAGGGCACCGCTAGTGAACGCCATCTGGAACGCTTGGATTTCCTGCGCTATGAGGAACGCATCCACGAGAACACGGTCACGCTGAATCTGGTGAAGTGCAAGCGTCCTGCTAGCACGCTATTGGATGACATGGACTACGAGATTGAGCAGGGCACTGGGAGACTGATGCCGTTGCTTGGTGTCCCATACGAGATGAGTCTGGCGGCTAGGAATGCGCAACCTTCGGTTGCTGAGCAAACCGTGACAGAAGCGGAACTATCCCCGATGATGTGGGAGTAGGGTGCGGCCTGATGGAAACCACATCCGAGAAGTTCATCACTCTGTTTCGTGGACGAGGTGACTGCTATGGGTCCGAGGAGGGGGGCTGTGTCCGTCAACGCTTGACGGAATCTGTCTTCGCTGACCACCTGAATGGCATCGCTGGTATTGGTGTGTACCCAGCGGTGCCTGCACGCCCACTGCCCCTGTGCGTATGGGGATGCATTGATATAGATGTGGAAGACCTAGGGTCAGCCCGTCTGATGCAACGCACATTGGGGGCAGTGGGCATTATCTCATGGGTAGAGCGTTCACGCTCCAAGGGTTACCATGTGTGGGTCTTCGCCACCGAACCAGTGCCTGCGGAACATATGCGCAGGATGCTATTGGCGGCACACCAAGTTGCTAACTATCCTGCACGGGAAGTCAACCCGAAGCAGTCCGATGTTTCCATCCACAAGGTTGGCAACTATGTCAGGTTGCCCTATTACGGTGGGCTAGTTGCCGTGCCCAGTCGTCGTGTCGTCCTTGACGACAACGACAATCCGATGCCGTTGGAACAGTTCGTGGATTCGGCCACAGCCGACCGCGTTCCCCCGTCCGTCATCTCGCACCTGTCGTCACTGTATGTGCCCCCTGTGTCCACGAAGCCCAGCATTGACTTTGGTTCCATGATGATTGAAGAAGACTTGGAGCAGGCTTTGCGTAGCACCAGCCAACTGGCTCGCGTCATCTGGAAGCAAGGCCCAATCAACGGGCAGGACCGTTCAACCGCACTCATGCGCTTGGCGCATGTGTGCTTCAGGTCGGGCGTGTCCCCATCCATGTGCCGTGTAATCGTCATAGACGCAGACAAGCGGTGGGGCAAGTACCACATGCGAGGAGAGTCTGGCCTAATGGAAATCAATAAGATTGTGGAGCGTGCGTACCGTGGCTAGTCGCAAGAAGAAAGAGCACACGGTCACCTATAAGGGGCGACCGCAAGTGAAGCAACGCCCACGCATGACGCGGCGCGGCAAGGCGTACACACCAATGAAGACCCACCTAGCGGAGAATGTTATTCGTGACGGATGGACTGGCCCGAAGTATGACGGGCCTGTGTTCTTGCGAGCAGAGTTCACGCGCGAAGGAACCATCGTGACCGTCGGCATCCATGACGGAGAAGCGTCCCCCCTTAGGGGAGACATTGACAACTATGTGAAGTTGGTGATGGATGGCCTGAACGGTGTCGCCTACGAAGACGACAACCAAATCGTATATCTGGAAGTTTACAAACAATAGGAGTGACATGACTAGTAGCAATAACCCCGAGGAGTTCAACCCCGTACTGTGGATATCAGAACTCGTGCAAGACGAAATGAAAGGTTTGCATGACACGCTGGTAGTGGTCCGCTCTTTGTGCGACCAGATGTACGGACTGCTAGCCCAGTTGAGAGGTGCACAGGAACTAACGGAACAAGAAATGGACCTGTTCATCTATAGCGTGGACCAAGTCCTATATGTGTACGACCAGATGTTCCCATGCTGTGAGGAGTGCGAGGAAGAACAGGAACGCCTGCGAGCGGAACGAGAGTTGGACGATGACTGAGTTCAACAAAGGCAGTTGGAACCAACGCTATAAGACGATGGGCGATACGGCCGAAACAGCGTTCACGACCATTCACCCACACGCCCACCGTCTGGGAATCAACCGCCCAGACTTCAGCGTCGCGGCTTTGCCGCGTCTATTCAGACATACCCCAGACTTCCTATTGCCCAACGGGTTCTATGAGGTGATGGGTGTGTCCTCGCGCAACAAAGACGCAACCCTGAAACTCAAGTTTGAGAAACTAGATAGTCTCAAACAGTGGACCCTAATGGGCGACGGGTATCTATGGGTGTGGGATTCGTACCGCAAGCGATACTGGTGTGCATCCATAGATGAATGGGCGCATGCTTGCGCCCATCATGCCACCGTGTCGTTCTTTGATGACAACAACAAACCCTATTGGGACCTGCCAATCGGGCAGTTCCCATGCGAGCCAACCACGGGCGTGGACATCAGCAATGGCTAGGTCTAGAGAAGTCGGGTTGACAGCCGAGCAATGGGCACAACTAGTTGTGCCTGCGCCAGTGGGCAACGACCCAATAGAACAACTAATGGCGAGCATCAACGAGCAGATGCCCGACGACTTCAGCATGCATATACGCGAAGCCGTCGGTAACGCTATTGCCAAGTTAGATGAACGAGAACAGTGGCTTATTGAAGCCGTGTATGTTCGCGGCATGTCCTATAAGGACATCAGCACAGTTCTCAACTACAAGTCCAAAGCATCCGCCCACAAGGCAGTGCAAGATGCAACTGATAAACTGAAAGACATCCTGTTACAAGACAAAGATATGGTAAGATTCCTACGGAGGAAAGGAAACGGAAACATGAGCAAACATCAATACTGGCAGGACGCATCGTGGGAAGCGGTCCGTTGCATTGACAGATGTTCCGTGCATGACGCGATGCCCGAAATGTTTGACATCCACTTCCACAACCTAGGGTTGTTGGTGCGGGCACACGGAGAAGAAGAAGCAATCAGCGATATCTGTTTCTCGGTTGGGTGTGAAGCATCACGAGTGCTGAACGAAATGGGCGCATGGGATATTGAACTCATGCAGGACACCCTGTGCAAGAAACAGCATGACTATGGGCATGAGAACATCAACGCCTTCGGCATCATCGGTATCGCTGTGCGCATTAGCGACAAGATTGCGCGCTACAAGAACCTTCAGGACCGCGCCAACTCTGTTGCCGACGAAACATTCTTGGACACACTGATGGACATGGTGGGTTACGCGGTGCTCGCACGCATGCTTGACAATGGCTCGTTCCATCTGGAACTGGAGCCGTTCTGATGGCACCACGGAAGAAACCATCGGTTGACTTGAAGGAAGCACAGTCGCAGTTGACGCAAGTCAAAGCCCTGATTATATCTCTGGGTCAACCATACGCGCGCGTGCGTCGCATAGACGACGCGCTAGAGGTCATCAACTCATTGATGGAGAAAGAGAAACCGAAACAATGACTGACGCAGACTTTGACCCAGAGGACATGGCCGAGATTGAGAAACGGTTTCGTGAAGTCTTATTGAACCAAGGAGAACAGCGGGAGGGATATGAACTGGTGTTCTTCATCACCGACGAAGATGCGATGGACTTGCTGGCATCCTATGAGGATGCCGCGCGAGGTAACGCATTAGCGATGGCTAAATGCTGGCGGGAGTTCTCCAAGATTATGCGACGCTTACAGGATGCGGTGACAGATGGCGAAGATTATTAGACACATCACTCTGATGCTTCTCGGATTCGGCATCGGCTATATCGCGGGTGCCGCGATGTACGCCTACTTCGTAGCCGAACACTATAGGACTGGCGGCTCAGATAAGACCGCTATGAAACACCAACGGACAACAATCAAGAAGGGGGCCAACAGTGGCAACTAAGAATCCTCCCATCCCTCCGCTAGTGGAAATCTTCTGGGAAGACCACTACAGCATGGGCGACGACTGGCATGAGCCAGACCACAAGCACACGCCATGCATCCTGAGCGCAGTCGGATATATCGTCGCGGAAGACGAGATGTATTACTATGTGGCATCCACCTACGAGTTGGACAGCGGTAAATACAACGGTGGCACAGCAGTCCTAAAGAACTGCATCATCAACTTCCGACGCTATACGCCGAAGCAAGCAATCGTTGACCGCAAGACCAAGACCACGAAGACCAAAGGTAAAGCAATCAAGACCACGCCGATGCGTGGTCCGCGCAGACACTAGGCTTTCGGGGGCTTGGACCCATAGGCAGGTTCCAGCAACTTGCCGAACACCACATCAAACCAGTCCGCACTGTCCGCGACAGTGGGGCTGAGTTCAACATGAATCCACTTGCCATAGGGTGCTCCCGCGACCGTCGGCTTGGTGTAATCACGCCAAGACTGGCGGTCGCAACACCATCCACGCCCATGGGGGCGCGGGTAATAGTCAACAATCAACTCAACTCCCAGTGCACCGTTATTGCGCACAAGGAAGTCAATCAAAGCCAACCCGTCCTCGCGGTTGCTGAACCCGAAGTCAATCGCTCTGCCCGTGCTGTGAACACTGGGTTTCTCTTTCCCGCGCATATTGCGAATCTGGAACGAACCCAGATTCTTGATGCGTCCCCCATTCAGGAACACAATCCAGTCAATGAACTTCTGTGTCCCCTTGCGCTTGCCTTTGGAGTCGCCGTCATAGCCCGTATAGGGTCGTTTGTTATTGAGGTTCAAGATAACCCGTCCTTGTAAGATTAGCCAAATAGTCACGCAACGCGAACTGCCTGCGGGTCAGTTCGTTCAACTGTTCCTGTTCCGATATGCCACGGTACGGTACGCCCAGCGCGCTAGCGATGGACGAACCTTGCCGTTGCACATACGATTCCTTGCCACCCAACTGAGGTATGTAGCGTTGCAACTGTGCCAACGGTGGCAACAAGTTCGGCACCGCATACGCGGCCTTAGAAGATGTATAGGGCTGGCCTTGGGCGGTGAACCCAGACTGACCGAACAGTGCGCCACCCAAGAACGCTGGGATGTCCAGCGGTCCGCGAACCATCTGAGGTTTGTCGCTGAACGGCACATCGGTCGCATACTGGCGTGAACCCAACAGTTCTGGAATCAACTTGATGGCTGGGTTGAACTGGCTGAGCAGACGCATCGGGTCTGCCATCATTGCCATCTGACCCCTCAGTTCCAACTGGGGTAGGTCGGGGTTCAGCACGGCACCCTTGGAGAAACCAAGGGGGCCTTGCGCTTCAAGCCATGAAGGCAACACTAGGTTCTCGTCGGGTGGCAGGTTGCGCTGAACCGACTCGTATGCGCGATATAGCGACGGTCTGGCAACCTGATTCACCATCTGCAACGGGATGTTACGGCTAGCAAATATCCAGAAGGGAATAAAGTTGCGCATCACTTCGTCAACCTTGCTCAGGTCCGTATAGTCAAAGTGGTAGCGCGCCACCTGAGCGGCGGCCGCGTCCATATCCAAACCGCGACGAAGCGAGGACAAAGCCAACGACATACGGGCGGCCAACTCCGCCCCCTCGTTCGCCTGTGTCCACGCGCGGAACGGCTTGGTTGATAGCAGTCGCCCACCCTTGCCAGTCAGAACTGGATACAGCAAATCGTCGGTTGTCTGGCCACCACCAGTGGCCAAATAGACGCGATAAGCCTGCTCGTATAGGTCGCGTTCGGCGGCGGGAACCGACTCCAACGCGGCGTTGATACCAAGACGATTAGCCTTGATGGCAAACGCTATTCCTTCCTTCGTTTCTGCGAGCGTCACGCCAGCAACAAAGTTGTTGAACGCGGCCGTATAAGAGTTACGGACGATAAATCCAGCCGTAAACATTGCGGAAATCTTGAAGAACCGCGTATAGGCGTTGTATATCTTGCGGAACTTGCCCCACTCTGCTGGCGTTGACAGTGAACGAATCCTGTTGAATAGCATGTCTGCAATCTCGGGTGGCATCTGAACGCCGAGACTTTCAATCTCCGACCATCCCCGTTCAATCTTGCTACGAAGAACATTGCCGAACTCGCCATTCATCACGCGGTCCATTTGTCCGACGGTGAACTCTCTAGCGGATTCGTAAATAGCGACCTGCGCCTCATAGCCCTTCAACTGGAGAATAACTTTCTCCAACGCTTCCTTCTGGGATGCGGGAAGTTCAAGCGCGCGCAGATTCTCTAATGCTTGGGTTGTGCTACGCAACCATTCGGCACTGACTTCACCAGCGGAACCCTTCGTTGGGGGTCTGCTGAGAAGCAGGTCTTGAATAGTCTTCAGGTCATCCTCATACAGTTGACCGTATGTTGCTTTCCATTCACCCAACTCGCCACGCAAAGAACTGGCGGCATCCATAGATGCTTGCGCTGTACGCAGTTCATCGCCCTTCTTGGCCGCACCCTTGATAACAGGGTCGTTCTTCAACGCCGTATCAAGTTTGCGTTGCTCCGCCTGCAACTTACGCGCGGTAGACGCTGACTGTGCCTCGGCTTCAGCGCGGCTAACGGTCTTCGTACCACCCTTCAGTTGAGGAATATCAATAGCCTCTTGTGCTTTGCGTACCGTTTCGGCCGCAGTTGAAACACGCCCCTCTAGTTGACTGGCCGACGACCTGACACCACCAACCTGACGACCAACACTAGCGGCTTGTGCCTGTCGGCGGGCGACCTCCTCGGCCGCCGCCGCTAATGCCTGCTCATTAGTGCCGAGCATTGAAGTGGCAATATCTCGGCTGGCTTGTGCGCCCATCAAAGCCCCAACAGGGTCAAATCCTGCGGTGCTAAGAACCGAGTCAGCAATATCCGCAGGCACTTCTTCCATGGTGCGACTGAGATGCCCAGCGTTCAACACCGTATCAAGGCCATAGCCGAAAGTGTTGAACTCACCGATGTTCACACCAATGACATCCGAGAACCCAGAACCCGAGGAGCCAATGAACCCGATGGCATCGTACAGCATGTCGTTGCCATCAACATAAACATCAACAGGGAACGACGGGTCCATGCTCTGCTTGGACAACCAAAGGTCCAACATGGAGCCAACAGCCTCCATGTCATCATCAAATAGCGACGAGAACTCGGCCGCGCTCATGTTGCTGAAATCACGGCGCGCCATCTTGTCCACGCGAATAAGGATTCCAGCCAACTCTGGTTCTGCCTCCACAAAGGTGGGGTCCAATGCGTTGGCCCCACCACGCTGAGAGCGGATAACGGTATCCCACATCTCACCGAAATATTCGGCGGTCTGATTGTCACCCAACTTGTTGATGGCTCCACCGATTCCGTAACCCAAACCATCAATGAAATCCAAATAGTCTTCGCCATTCTCCCACGGCTTGAGAATACGACCAGTCATACCACCCTGAACATCGGGAGCGTAAGCCATCACAAAGTCATTAGGGTCAGCACCTTCGGGCAGATGCTGATACACGGGTACGCCCTCGGCGTATCCCGAGTCCAGTTTCTCAACATCAGCCTTGTGAACGAAGTAAACACCATCAGGGAAGTCTTCGCTTGACCGTTCAACAACAGTATTCAGATTCTCAATCTGCTTATCCAACGCCCGCAACTCTGCGGTCGTTGACTCAACGGCACCACTAGCCGCGGTCACAGCCCTAGTGGCTTTGCCTCGCGGGCCAACGGACCTTTGCAAGCGTGCACGCCTAGTTTCCAACGCCTTCAGTTTGCTAGCGGTACGAGACTCCGACTTGGCAAGAATCTGGGCGGCCATCTCCCGAGGGTCGCTCGGCCGATTCTTCATCTTCGGGAACATGCGCTGATGCGCTTCCTCCAAATACATGGTGGCCGCAAGTTCCAACTGGTCGTTCTCTGACAACGCCTTGTCAATACCCTCCAGACGGGCACGATACGGGGCGGTGACAGCATCAAACGCTTCCTTGATTTCTCCACCACGAGCAGTAGCCAAAGCATCAGCCGCATTGAAATCCTCCAACGCTTTAGCAATGATTACGGTCAACTCCTGAAGTTGCTGTTCGTTGAAGATTGACTGCTGGGCCTTATCAATAAGAACCTTGCTGGCAACATTCTGGGCGGTACCCAGAATATTCGCCGCCTTATTCGCTGTCTTATTCAGGTTTCTCCCAATAGACATTACGCCTTCGCTGATGGTATTCAGACTTCTATTCAGCGTCGCAACAACCCTGCCATCAGGTATCATTTCCTTTGTTACGCCACGAACAACATCAGGCCCATAGTCAAACAGGCGGTCGGTGAAACCGACGCGCTTCACCAAGTTGCCAACCGAGTTGATATACGAGTTCATATAGGTGGCGGCATCATCCTCAAACCACTTGAACCCCAACTCGTCCATAGAAATATCGTTGATTTCCTTGATTGTTGCAGTACCGTCACCCGTGTCGGTGACCAGTTTCCTACCCAACCATTCCTTGCCTGTCTCCAGCGTTCGTCCACGCAGAATCTGAGGCCCACGAATAAACTCATCTGGGGTCAAATCCACCATCTGCTTCATATAGGACTGCCAGCGAGTATTTGCCCACCGCTTGGAGGACAGATACTCGCGCGCTTCCTTGGACAGACTGTGGTTCACATAGTTCTGGCGAACATTTATCTTATAGGCGCGGACACCACGGCGGCTGGAGAACTCGTCAACAACAGAGTTGCCTGCTTCCCTGACATCCACATAGAACTTGCGGACTTTACCAATCAAATCTTCGGAACCAGACGGAGCCTGCAAAGTGAGGTCTTCCAAATAGTGTGCAATCTTCTCGCCAGTGCGCGCTTCCCAATCGCGTGCTTCGCTGGCAAGTTGCTGATGTTGCGCCGCAAGTTTATTCACAAACGACTTGCCTAAAGATTTGCCTCGCTGAGCAGACGAATAACCACCCAAACGGTTAGTCATCTCTTTCAGCGTCAAACTCTCAACCGAATCCAAACCTGCCGTCTTGCGCCACAACTCGGGAACGAGTTTGGCTTCACGCATCGCCTTGCCCATAAGGGCGTTCTGTATGGGACGAAGCATCGGGAAGTCTCCGATACGCGCCCGCAACAATGACGCATTAGAACCAATAACCTCAGCAAACTTCTCGCTGGCGGCACGAGTCCTCGTGCCTTCCTTACCAATAACCTGCCCAGCCTTGCTACCAAATGACCGCGTAACACCCTTGGGCACATTCAGAACTTGACGCTCAACATCGTCCAAAGCCCATTCGCCGTAACGAAGAATGGAACCGTCAGCAATCTTCGCGGCCAAACTAGGAGCCTTGGCAATGTTCGCTTCTTCGGCCGCCTTGGTGGCCAATGCGGCGCGACCCTTCCAACCCGTGTATCCGCTAGCACCAAAGGTCATATAGGTCAATGGGTCGGCGGCGATGTCCACGGCAATACCAACGGGAGCATCAATCCACTTGATGCCTGTCTTGGAAATCAGCGTGGACGGATAGAAGTTCTCGTCAAATGGCTGGGTGACAAGTTCCTTCAGCGACGCACCCCCACCTGTCAACAAATCTGCGCCTTCCTTGGCGACAGATGCGACAGTACGCACGGGTAGACCGCTGATATAACCGATGTTCTTTGCGGCCCCACTAAGGCCGCTAAGAATCCATCCTCCGATTCCACGCGAATAGCGTGAACTGCCCTTGCCAGAAATCTCTGCCGCGGCTTGACGCAAAGCATCAGTGTATTTGCCGCTAGAAACCAGTGCAGGACTGCCCGCCAACCGTGTGTTGGCGGTACGCAAAGAAGTGCCTAGTTCAACTTGCTTGGCAAGAATCGCTGGGTTGACTGAACCGCCAGCAGAACCTGCCGTGCTTTGTCCAGCCTTGCGTAGGATGTCCTCAAATGCTCCCATTATTACCTTCTCTTGGCTCCTTGAAGTGCCGCGTTAGTGAGGATTTGATTCATTGCTTGCGAGAACGGCGTAATGCCACTGCTCGTCAACATTGATGTCGCCTGCTTAGAACCAGTCACACCCTTGGACAACAGGTTCTTCAACAGTGCTTCTGTCTTGGCGATTTGAGAGTTCACAGAACCATAGGTAGGACTGATATCCTTGGGGGTAATCGTCTTGCTGTATTTCTTCAGGTTCTTGGCCAGTTCTTCGGCGTACACTTTCTTATACAAAGCGTCCGCTTTCACATTCAAGCCACTAGCAAATCTCTCGTTCTTACTACTGGGGTCATTGCCAGTCATCACATCAACAACACCTCGCGGGTCCCACCAAGATTTACCCTTGGGTTCCTTGCGAGCCGATGTTTGCTGAGTGATAAACTCCTGCTTCTTCGCTTCAGCAATGCGCTTTGCCGCAGATTCTGCGGCGGTACGCGCCATCTTGTCCTGTTCTCCTTGCGCGCTAACAACCTGCTTCGGAAGTTGCGTAAACTCTGGCATGGAAGCACGCTGACGCAGACGGTCTAACTGCTGATACAACTGGAAAGCCTGACTGTTCTCTGCTTGATTCAGGAAGATAGACGGGTCAAGTTGGAACTGTTCAGTCGGGTCTGGCAGAACAGCCAACTGGGGCAAACCAATAGACTTATAGTATTCCGCCATAGCGGACTGCCGTGACGGCTCCGACAAACCCAATGCCTGCGCCCTAGCATTAGCATCAGCAATAGCGTTCTGCGTCTTGAAATCGTATTCGGCTTTCGCCCGAAGATTCTGTTCGCTTTCCTTGAACAAAGTGTCAATGTCCGACTGGATGGTCGGAAGCAGGTTGGCATACGGGGCTAGTTCTGGCCTAGAGCCAATAACGCTAGCAATGGCGACCTTTGCATCGTCAGGATTTGTGTATCCCTGTTCGCCATTCAATATCATATTGGCGGTATCGCTCATAAACTCGGCCAACACAGGGTTGCTGGAGTACCGTGGCAACTGCTTGTATGACCAATACTCAAACGGAGCAGAAGGCAACTGGGTTGCATTCAGAATATCCTTAGCGTACTGCGACTGCTGGTCGCGCAAAGCCGCCTCAATGCCAGCATTCACAAGACTGGGGTCATACAGGCCACTAGCAAATAGAACCTCGGGGTTCATCGTGCTAGTGATACTGCTAGAGGACAGGCCCATGGGCAGGCTTGTCAACGCAGGAGTTGTCATCTGATTCTGCGAAGCAACGCTTTGCAGAATCTTCAGTAATACTTCGGGGTCAAATGCCATTGTCAGCCTCCGAACAGAGTGCTAGGGTTGTATGTGACCGTGCCATAGTTCGGCAAAGTAATCGTGTTGAACGGCATCTGCGGCACGCTGTAAGAACCACCGCTTCCCGACCTCTGCAGTTTGCCGAAGTTCAGAATCGCATTCAACAAGGTGTCCTGAATGCCAGTCTGACGGTTCAGTTCGGCATTGCGAATCGCCTGCGCATTAGCAAACGACTGCATTGCCAGCATCCGCTGTGCAATATCTGCAGTATTCCGTGCGATGCTCTGCTGAGCGTTGCGCCAGTTCTGTGCGGCATTACCAACACCCTGAGAATACTGGGCTATATTGCCCAATGCTTGGTTCAACAGTTGCTGGCCAAGTCCGCGCGTTGCTTCAACACCACCAGTTCCACCACCGATATAGTCCAAATAGCCAGCGGCAGGAGCATTGGGAATAACAACATTGCCTGTGTTGAAACGGAACTGTGCCATCGGGTCAACGCTCTGCAGGCCAGTAAGTTGCTGTGCCAAAGCCGTACCGATGTCCGCGCTGGCAAGACCAGTTGTTTCGTTCAACTTGTTCAATGCTTCTTGAACGAGCGGATTAGTGGTCAATCCGCCCATGGTCACATTGCCAGTTCCAGCAGGAACGGTTCCAGCAGGAACAGTTCCAGCGGGGACAGTTCCAGCGGGGGTCTGGCCACCTGCTCCACCCATGCCTGTTCCTGTCGCATCAGTCACCGTGCTATCGCCAGTTCCCCTAAACTGAGAACCATTATTGAACTCAGGGAACCCACCCGTCCACGGCATGCCAGTCAGACGCTCATACTCAGCCGCGGCCGCGGCGTTCGCCTTGGCACGCCAGTCCCTAGCCCACTGTTCCCAGCCAGCCTGTTCCGCGGCCACATCGGGTGCCAGCCGACGCTGGCCGCCCACGGGTCCACCACTGGCAGTCCGACCTGCCTGCACATTCCGTTCCATCTGGTCGGCAGACCCAGTACGGGACACGCCACCAGATTGCCCTGATTGGCCTCCCATTGCCCTTCCAAGGCCCGCCCACTGCTCGGGGGTAATCTTGTCCAGTTCGGCCCTCAAACGGGCCTCAGAAGACCCGCTAGGGGTATTCTGGACGCAACGGGTTCCGTTCCACCTAGCGTTCGGACCACAGTTCGGGGTGCCCCGTCCACCACCCGTACTGGTGCTACCAGTGCGGGACCCGCTGGCCGCCCCAGAATCACGGGCAGTCTGCTTCGCTTCCTGAGCAAACTCCCTGTTGTTCCCCATGGAACCTCTAGTTACACCTAATGCCGCCATAATAATCTCCTAGGAATACAATCCGCTCATGGGTGCCCACTCCTTCAGAGTGGCCGCCGAGTTATAGATACTTTGAGCCTTCTCACGCTGAATAGCGTCCAGAGCGTCCTGCAAATCCTGCGCCGCTTGCTGGTCCTCTATCTGCTTACCGCCAATCTGCTCGGCCGTAGACCGAGCGATATCCCCCATGGCACGCTGTTGATTAGCCGCATACTCCTGCATAGCATTACGGAATAATCCAGACCGTCCCAAACCACGCTGTGCAAACCCAGTAACCCTAGGTTGGAACCCCTGAGCATACTGACGCTGAGATTCCAGCAGGCTTTCCTGCCCACGCTGAGCGATATTAGAAACATCCAGTTCATAGGCGCGACGGGCCATCTCCCGCTTACGGCGGGCTTGGGCCTCCTGCAAATCCCAGTTAGTATTATAGAAATCACTCATCTCTAATAGCCTTATCGTTCGCTGGTGGGTGGCAGAATATGGTAATATCCTGCCACATTGTGGGTAACGCGGTCGTTTCCGTTCTTGTCAAAGAAATGCAAATGCAAGGTGGTTTCGGTAACGGTTTCAATGTGATATGGACCCATCTTGGTCACATCCCCAGCATCCTCCTCGGTTACCAGCACGGCCGCTGGGACAAACCCAGCGTTGTGCGTAACCGTCAAATCACCATTAGCGTCGGTGGTGCCCGAGAAAGACCCCCATACACCGATGTGTCCACGCAGATACTCGGTCAAATCAGCAAAGATAGCGCGGACAGCAAGACCATCACTGCCCCTCAGGGAGTTGGTCAAGGGGTTGGTCCAAGTGCGTTTCACAATAGGCATCAGACCTTCACCCCCCGCGGGTTATACTTATAGGCGATTGAGTTCACACACCACGGCAGTGGGGTGCTGGACGAAATCTTCAGTTGAACAGATTTGGCTAGACCCAAAGAATGAGCCTTGACTCCAGTAGAACCCAAATCAGGCTCGTTCCAGTTGCTATAATCCAAACCAGTTGTGTCAGCCGCTTCGCTAGATACGGTGTAGGACTTCTGAACATCAACAGCATTCCAATCGTGATAAACGGAAACATCAAGATTCACAGCGGAAGTTTCACGACGCAACACAAACTCGGGTCTGCGCCACAACTTCTTAGTTACATAGTTGCCAGCATCCTGCCAAGGCATCACATAGTATGAGTTATACGAACTGGGAGTACCTGTGAAGTTATCGTTGTGCGTATTCTTCACATCAAAGTTGAAGGCATACGGCTGATATGGGTGAACAGCAACGAAACTTGTATTGCCATTATTGTCGCCGTAAACAATCGGAGAAACGAAACCATACCCATCCGCGGTACGATAAACAGTCCATGCTCCATTGCCTACGGTTTCATCCCAAACAAACGAAACTGTGGCGCGATTAGCGCGACTGATACCACCATAACTACGCTCATAGAAATCATAGGCAATACCAGACTGGTCATACTGGTATGCTCCACCAGTAGCAGACGAACCAGCAGGCACACTGAGGAAGACCTTATTGTTGGCGTAACCAACACTGATGGAACCGAGGGCTGTTTCCGAAACTCCAGCATCATAAATCATTGGGCGAACATTCTTGAAGATATCCCGAATCGTCTTCCCATCATAGAAGAACATGCCGTCAGGATACGAGAAGAAATACACGCCACGCTCAGTAGCAACAAGACCCTTAGAGTTGGGTGTACCAACAGACCTAGTTATTTCAACAACCTGAAATGTATCTTCGCTATAACCATAAATGGCGAAGACAGCACGATTCTTGAACACCAGCAAATGTCCACCAAACGGCACAATAGCAGTAATGGTGCCACCACCGCCAACAATATCAATATAGTCCAGTTCACGCCACGACTCAGGGAACAAAGGATGGCTGAAACGCACGCGATTGGGATGATGCGTTGAACCCTCCATAATATCGGCCACCCATATCCGCTCGTTATGAACAGCAATATGCTCACACTTCGGCATATGAGTACCATTCGGCGTAGCCAAATCATTCTGCCAAGCACCAGTACCGCTAGCAGTCAGAGTTGTGAGAGTGGTGCCATCCCACTTGCGCGGCACATACCCGTGACCCAACGACATATATAAATAACTGGAGGCTTCCGTTGTCCACGAACCAAACTCAGCACCATAAGTAGCATCACTAGTGACACCCAAATCGGTGAAGTTGCCAGTCGTACTGTGGAACACCTTGTTATCTGTGGCCAACATCAACTTCTTGCCCTGCTCACCATCCCAAGGATACAAACGGTGAGGAGTGAACGAACCAGCAGACAAAGAACCAATAGCGGATGCGTTGCGTTGCACGCAACCCAGCCGCCGTTGGAAACCACCCCTAGGGTTGATGTCAACATTCAACATATCGCTGGATTGATTGCTGGCCAACTGGAACACATTGGCCTCTAGGTTCAACCCGCCCGTGAAATCATCTGCTTGGACAACGCGAATCATACCGCACTATCCCAATCCGTACCCTTCCAGCGTCGGATGGCTTTGCCACCAGCAAACACCATGGGCGAGTACGACTCGGGGCGCATCAAGTCACGACGCGCCAAACCAATAGCATCAGCAAACGACCGCTCATATTCCTGAGCAATACTCATTTCCTCCTGCGACTGGTAGACACGCGAAGTCACATAGTAAACCAACGGCAAATCAAACGCATCGGGACCATCAGGATGGCTGGCATTCGTCACCCAATCCTCAGGATGGCGATATGCGCGCACCGTCAACTCGTATGCTTCCGTTGGCTTGGGGAACAAATGAATCTGGTCGTTCCAGAACGAGAAGAACATAGGACGACCCTGCGGTGTTTCAACAGCAAGGAACTGGGCTTCGGCCTCATCGTAATCAATATACGACAACCTCAAAGAGTTAGGCTTGACAACGCTGATAACCTCGCGGATGTCATCGTTGGAGAAATCGTTGACCGTATAAGCCTGCTGACCAATAGCGCAAGTCAGCGTAAATGAAACCTCAAGGAACGGCCAACGCCGTTCCAAATCAATAATACGGTTATAGCCGTCACGCAAATACAGGGTCAGCAAACTATCGGGAATATCATCCGAATCCATTTCGGTAATATCCCGAACAGCACCGAGAATATCAGCCTTCGTCAACCTCGTTTGCGCCATCAGTAATCTCTACCTTCTTGTTTGCCTTGGACCGCAAATGGCCCATGCAGAACTCGGTGCCTTTGGCGCGACTACCCTCACAGGTGTCATCGTTGCCAACACACTTATTTCCGCGTCCAACATATGGTGCGGATGCCGCGGCAATCCGCGCATCCGCCACCATGTTCAATCGCATATCTGTTGCTGGCCGACCATACAAACTATGGGCGGGGACAGCACCCTTGGGAACACTCATTACAGCATTCCACGCCCATACTTGGTGGCACCAGTGCGCTTACGCTTGGGACCGCTTGGAACGCGCGGCATCTTGCCAATAGCACTGGGCTTATAGGCTCCCTGCTTGCCAGTAGCCCAAGTCTTTCCGCCCTTAGTGGGTGGCTTGCGGATGCCCACCTTAGCGGGCAAGGTCGTCATAGAGCCAGAACCAGCAGGCGGCATCGGCATCTTGCCGAAACCAACATTGATACCCTTGGCTTGTTCAACCGCGCCTTTCTTGGTGGGCGGCTTCTTGCCACCACCAATAGGCGGACGAGGAGTACGATTATCTGCTTTGATACGACGACTAGCCATCACTTACCCCACATCGGCTTCTTCTTAGCCTTGATGCGCACTTCACCGCGACGCTTCGGACCTTCCGAAGAACTCTTAGCGGTGACAGGGGGCTTGACGCGCTTCTTCGGACCCTCGGAACCCAGACCTCCGACCTTCTGGAAATCCACCTTGCTCAGAGCGGTGCGAACGCCTTGGTCCAAGTAACCCTTAGTCTTGGAACCAACCTTGGTGCCGCCTGCGGGCGGCTTCTTTGAGGGGGCACTAGCCTTCTTCTTAGCGGCCATAACTTCTCCTAATCAATAAGCCCAATAGGGTCTATACAATAGGGGGTGTCGTTCTTTCTGCCCCCAAATAGGAAGAACCCCCACCGCGGATTGGCGCGGTGAGGGTTCCCAATCCTAGGGGTTATCAGGCGGTCTTAGCCGTCAACTTGCCCTGACGCTTGGCGTTACGGACCGTGAGGTTGCCGTAGCACATAATCAGCGCGTAGCGGGCATCCATGTTCTCGGGACGGACGAACTCCGTCTGCGAGAACCACTTGCCCGAGTGACCCACGAGGGTGAGGTACTTGCTGTTCAGGAAGTAAACCACACCAGCGGTGCAGTGCACATCGTAGGTCACGGGAGCGGCCTTGAACAGCAGGTTCTGGAAGCCCGCGTCAGCGGTCTTCGTGTCGGTGTACCGCAACTGCGGCTGGAGAAGCGACTCGTACTTCTCGTACAGGGTCTGGGTCGTCAGCACCATGTCGGGGTGGTCGTTACCGACCGACACCGAGTTGTATGCCGTTGCCAACTGGGCGAGAGTAAGAGCACCAGCGGTGTTCTCCTCGTACGACTGCCAGAACTCGTTGCCAGCAGTGGCGCGGTTGATGCCACCGACCGTTCCCGAAGCCTCAACGAGGTTTCCGAGACCGTTCCAGTTCTTGCCCGAGTTACCCGTGCCGTCACCGAAGAACATCTGGTTGAAGCCTTCCTTCATGGATTCCTCAGCCTGCATAATCTTAGCCTCAAGCAGGTTGATGATAGCGGCTTCGCCGTTGTTCTTGGCTTCTTCAATACCCGAGATAGCGATGCTGGCGGCGTACTGCTTCCAGTCGTATTCGGCGGCCGAGATGCCTTCCTGAGCGGTCAGCGACAGAGTGTCGTAGCCCGAGTACGAAGCAACAGTGCTGTTGGTTCCGTAAATCAGCGGCTCCACAATCTTGGTGCCGCCATCCACCATGCGGATACGACCCTTGTCCATGAGGAAGTAGGTCAGCGGACGAGCCGTGAAGATGTTGTCAGTGAGTTGGTCCCGATAGTTGGCAAGCGTAGTTGCCAACAGGGAGTCAAATGATGCGTTTCCTGCCATTAGATTACTCCAATACTAGAGAGGTTGATAGATGAGTTCACATCCCCATTTGTCGTTTGGCCGCCGCCCAAGCGTCCTGAACGGATGTGATTCGTCCCACGGGTTCAACTCCAGCACCATTAGCGGATGCGCCACCTGCCACAAATGCGGCGTTGCGCTTAGCATCCACAATCTGATTGTTCTGGTCAGCCATCACCTGCTGAGCCTGACGATAAGTGGCCACTTCTTTCGCCAACTTGTCGTAAGACAACTGCTTGTAAACTGCTTCCAGATTGTCAGTGCCAACCTGAAGCGCAGTTGTGATAACCTGAACAGGGTCAAAGTCAGGGTACTGCTGTTGAAGCCGAGAAACTTCACGCTCCAACTCTTGCTGTGCTTGGGCAGTCTCAAAGGATTGAATCTTCTGATTCATTTCCCAAATCTGCCGCTCAAGCGGGTCCAGAAACTCTGGCTCTGCGGGAGGCAACTGCTGGTTGGCGAGGTTCGCTCCATAGTGCCGTGACAGAACATCCAAAGTCGCAACGGGGTCACGCTCAAGTGCCTCAGCAATAGTCATTGCATGTTGTAGGCTTTCACGCTGGGATGCTAGTTCCTGCGTCTTGCGGGTATAATCCGCCTGACGCTGGTAACCAGACAAGGCTTCCTTTAGAGGAACATCCAGTTCTTCCCCATCAACCTTCAGTTTCACATATTTGTCAGCGAAACTATCAGTGTCAATGTATTCGTAACTGGGTGCCTCGGCAGGGGCCGATGTCCCAACTTCCGTTCCTGCGGATTGTCCCGCTTGGGGGTCCGAAGTTACAGCATTCTCGTTATCCACGATATCTCCAATATCTAGAGTCCTAAATGGTTGCTCTATATATAGCCCTAGCGTTCGTTTCAGAGTCCCATGGGGGGCATCGGCGGGGGTGCGCCACCGCCCATTTCAGGCGGTGCGCCACCCCCAGCCTGCGCCAACAGAGCCATCAACACCTCGGGTGGAATGTCTGCTGGCAATGCGCCACCCTGAGGAGCCATAGGAGGCATCGGCTCCATGGGAGGCGGAGGACCTGCTGGGAGTTCGGGGGGCATGGCCTGCTCCTGCGGAGCGGGCGGAGGTTCTGGGGCGAGGACAAATGCCTCGGGGTTCTTGATGCCGAAACCGCTCTGGAGCACATAGGCGGCAAACTTGGCCATGTCAATAACTCCAGCCTGAGCGAAGGGCATCAATGCCTGAACCATCTCGGCTGTCTGGGCACGCTGGAAAGACTCGTTATGCGGACGGGTAGAACCGCCAACCACATCAAAGTCAAACTCGCCCGCAATATAATCGCGGTCGTAAGTAATCCAAATAGGTTCGCCGTCCTTGCCGACAATACGGGCAGTCATGTCATTGGTCATAAACTGCTGTGTCAGTTTCAGTAGACGCTTGCCTACCTCGCCAATAGCCTGCTCAATAGTGGCAAGTTTGTCGGCTGTACGCGCGTTGGCGGCATCCTGCGCCAATCCAACTTCTGTCGCTGTGCGACGAATCTCAGATACGGAACCACGCATAAACTCGGAAACACCCGAGATGCTGTTGATATCCTGCTCAATCAGCGATGACTGATTGTAGAACTCGGGTGGGTTGATAAGCGCAGGGAATGGGGCGACAACATCCCCCAAGGGGAAGTCGCCCACAACAGGGACCATAACATTATCATCGTCAGATTCCATGGCTGAACGGCCATTGGAATCCAACGCCGCTTCACGGTACAAATATTTACGAGCATACCGTTTACGATGATTCATCATCTGGGTTCTGGTTGCGTTCAGTTCACGCTGAAGCGGCTCAATAGCCTCTAGGTCGCCAAGCGGATAGAAGAAATCAGGAATCTCATAGTTGCGAATCATTACGAAAGGATGTCCGAAAGCATACGGCATCTTCTGTGGTTTGATTAGGAAACCATCACCAGACTCGGCAAACACGGATACAGTTTGATTTCGCAAATCATAGAACTCGTAGATGTCTGCGTAACCCTCGTCCTTATCGTTTATCTTACGATGGGCGGGTTCTTCCGTGCTATAGCGGGAGAAACTGATTGCGCCGACATCTTCACGGACTGCGCGGTTATACCGCTTGTCCGTCCGAACATCACGAATAGGGCGACGAACGCGATGCGAAATCCATTTCGCGTCGTTCAGAGTCGTGGCATCTGGGTCAACAAATACATCAAACGGAGACACACGCTCCACAAACGGAGCGTCCTCTAGAACATTATAGTTGGTCTGCGTATAGTTCTCGGACATGGGGTCGTTGACATCCTCGTCCAACCCAATCCGTTCTTCCTCAACATACTTATAGCCAACTTTCAGCCAGCCATGACCAACGATAAGAAAGTCCTTGACTGCCATACGGAACTGGTCTTTGATGTTCCGATGTCGCCACCAGTAGTTCACTACAGCCTCAGCAATAATAGCATTAGGTGCGTTCTCGGGGCTGATGGCGTTGACAGTAATCTTCGGATAGTTCACCGAGATTGACGGGTAAATCACATTGATTGTGGAGAACGCCATGTTGACGAGGATGCGGTCCTCGTCGGTGAAATACTCGTAATGACGGCCACGATACAGGTCAACTAGCCGTCGCCAAGTTTCGTCGTATGACTCCTCTTTGCGCCACTTGCGAGAAGAAGAAACCTTCTTCCGATAGCGGGCAAGAATGTCACTGTTAGAGGGACGAGCCATTATTTACCTTCCATGCCTGAGCGGTGCGGGCCGCCCAGTTCCATACGGCAATCAGCCCTGCGATTGCCGCCGCCTTGAAGAACGACACATCAGCAACTGCAGCCGTCAACGGGGCGGCCGTAGCCCCCGCAATGAAAGTAGCAACAGCCCGCTGGAACGCTTCCTTGTATGTCATCGTGATTCCCCCTTGTTGTCCATGTGCCATTCAATATGACCGTGTAAACGGTCATCAACTTTATCAATCTTGCGTTCTATGGTTCTCAGAACTTTCATGTTCTGACCATGCTGTTCTGTGTTCCGCTTGTCAAACCTGTGAAGCCCCCACATCAGAGGTCCACCAATAAGGGCAACGACAATAGGAACCCACCACATATTACACCCAACGATTCCCAACAGGCTCAGCCTTGATGCCCGCGGCCGAGGCTTGGGCTTCCTGTTCACGCTGGCGTTCCCGAATAGTCGGACCATGAAAGTCCTGCTTGCCGTGGGTGAAACCCAAACGAATACCCTTGAGATGGCAGGCGAAGCAGACCGCGCCACGGCGCGGCAGAACATCAAACTGAAAGACTTTGGCACATTCGGTGCAAGCAATACTACCCATACTTATAGGCTCATCGTTCGTTTCGGGGAGTTACCGTGTAATCCCAGCCCCATGGCGGACATTATAGGCCCCCAAAGGCTGGTTCTTGGGAGGTTCTTCCCCCATCAAGAACTGCTCCCACCATGCCAAAGTATTCCTAGGGATGACCTCCCCCACATAGTATTCGGGCAACCACACAAACTTCAGCATCTGGTTAGCAATAGCCAGCGAGATGACACGGTCGTCGTGGGGCGACCCCTGCATGCGTCCGTTCTCCTTGCGGACAAAGGTCCGCAACTCGCCAATGGTGTGCTCACAGCAGATATCCAAATCTTCCGACCTGATGGACGCGGACAGTTCGTCAATCATCAGCGGTTTAGATGAGGCAGTGGTACGCCAACCCAGAATCTCGGTGGGTGCAGGACGGGCATGCGCCAGTCTGCGTTGACGATAAATATTTCTGTAGCCGTACCGCTGGATAGCCTTCAGGGTTGTTAGACCGTGGTTGTTGTTCTCCACGCCCAGCAGTGCCGAGTTATACATCCAGCCCAGTTCAGCCAACATTTCTCCAAACAAGTCTGGTTCTATGCGCCCATGCCAATGGGCGGCAATCAACCCCGTCTTAGCATTGATGATATGTGCGGAACTATAGTCACCGTGAGCCAGACCTTCGGCCACATCGGCTCCAATCGCGTACACGCCATCAATCTCAGGGAACTCCCAGACGCGCAAAGGACCATCCTCCGCAGGTTGAAACTGGTAGTCTCCGCTGGCGGTAGGTCTAAGTAGTCCAATGGTTGGGTCTGCCGCTACCAGCGAGTTGATGATATCCAAATCAAACACGGGGTTGCCCGACTTGATGAACGCTTCCTCGGGGGAGCGTGGATATTCTTGATGCAACTGCCAATCGGGTAGAGAACGCTTCTTGACTTCATACCAGTCTTGGTTGCGGTCGCCTGCATCCCAAGCCCAGAACACTCCACGAAACAAGTTAGTTCCCGTCTGCGAACCAACCCACAACTTGTGGAAGAAGTTACCAGACCCATTAGCGGTACTAAGACAAATAACGCGACCACCCACATCGGCAATAGGTTCAATAGATGCCCACGCCTCATCAGGATTCGGCAAGAATGCCATCTCGTCCACGACCACCAGATACACTGATTCACCACGAGCAGGGTCATTAGACGACGGCAACGATTCAATAGCAGACTCGTTATCAAATACCATCTTCAACTGGTGGTCCGTCAACAATCTAGGACCACGCTCGCGCATCCAACTAGGCAACCATCTATAGCCATACTTGGATTTCTGAAGCAACTTCATGGCCTCACGCTCAGTACGACTGAGCATAATGATGAAACGGTCAGGCTGAAAGAATACCAGCCAGAAACAGAAAGCCGCCGCCAAAGTGGAGAACCCAATCTGGCGCGCTTTCAGAACAACACTATAGCGGTTCTCCAACCATGCACGCACAGTTTCACGCTGGGCGTGACGCATCTCAAACATGATGCGCCCACGCTCAGGATGTTTGATGCTCCAATAGTTCTCACAGAAATGTGTGAACGCATCCAACAGTTCTTCAACACTGGGGTCGTTCGGTCCGCGGCACAAACGCCATTCGCGTTCCTGAACCAACTCATTTAGTTCCACAATCAATCCCTAATGTAGAATGGGTCATCTGCTTGCCACCTTAGAGGCATGACCACTTTGCCCACCAAAGACTTTCCAGCGTTCTTCCAAATCGCAACATCCGTACCGCCACTAGCGGAACTAGAAGCGGTACGATACATCGTAGACTTGGATACAACAATCACAGACCCAACACCAGAACCAGAGGCTGTACGAAGTTGAGCAGTGGCACCATACGCGCTAGATGTTCCAGTGCCAACACCAACAATACTGCGAACATGAGTTAGCAACTCGGTTGTGGCATCACCAGCAGTAGCCCCGCCCGTTCCAGTAGCGGTGCGCGGAGAAATATGTGTGCCACTTGCCGACTCGGTTCCAGCACCAGAACCGCTAGCATTTCTTGCGTGGAACACATAAACAACACCAGACGCAGAACTGGAACCCGTACCACTAGAAGTTGCTGTACGAACATACTGGATGCCGCTAGTTGATGTCTGGTTTGATGTCCCCGCACCAGAAGCGGAAACAGAGTTGCCGCCATCATATATGCGCGTCAGTTCATCATAAGTTCTAGAAGGACCATCATAAACACTATAGGTGTAGCCCGTTCCATTTCCTGTGCCCGTGCCAGTTGCTGTGCGGATGCGCGTCGGCAATGGTGTTGCCGACTGCGTGCCAGCACCCGAGTCGCTGGCAGTTCTCTTGAGAGCAACACGACCCTCTCCATTGCCCGTGCCAGAACCAGTAGCAGTAGCCGTTATTGGTGCTGGCGCAAACGAAGCAACAAAGAACACATAGCGACCCTGAGCGGGAGCCGCCACAGTAGTCGCAGTAGCACTAGTGTTGGTGGATGTCGCAATAGTAAACAATGACAAACGGGCATCAGTGCCAGCAGTCGTACTATCGTTGATATCCAAAGTCCAGTTAGTTGGCGCAGAACCAGCAGACTGGTCGTCCGATGACACAAGGAACGCGGAAACCAGACGATTACCACCAGACAATGTTGTGGCTGGAATACTCTGGTTTGCTGTTGAGAACAAACTAGATGCTGTCAGTGTATCAAACGGATTGCCGCTCGTTTGGCAACCACGAAACACAAATGCTTTGCCCGCCCAGCAGGTGTCCGTACCAGTATCCCATGATGTTGGTCTAGTGATTGTTAGGCTAGTTCCTAGAGAAGATGACGATGTTGCTCGCGCCCACCAGAAAGCCCACTCTCCATCAATCGGACTATTTAGCGTAATATTCGGACTGTATTTGGTCCAAGGCGAAGACAACGATTGTGTGTTTGTTCCTGTTGTTGTATTAGGAACCCAACCAACACTGGTGATAACAATAATGTCATCTGCCTGATATGCAACAGTTGATAAATCTATCGTCAGGTTTCCTGTCGTTGCCTGACCTATTGGATTGGCACCAACTAGTGTGGGAGCCGCCATGATTACTTCTTAGAACTAAGGGCAGTAAACCATTCCGTAAACAGCGGAGGAGCAGGGGAAGTTACGGGACCAACGAACGGTTCCTTGCCTTTGATATAGCGGGCTACTGCTTGGTCAGGGACAAGATGCAACAAC